CCAATTTGTTGTTTGTCATATTTTTCATCATGCCAATATATTAAACAAGGTTTATATGACCACTGCGTCATTGCCCTGTAGATATGAAATAACTAGCACCGGAGCAGCAGGATCGATGAGACAAATATGTTCCAGTGTTATATCCGAAGGCGGATATATCAATCGAAGTACCACTCGTGCGATCGGAACTAGTTTAACTGGTAGAGAATTAAGTAATCTTGTTTATAGACCACTGGTTTGTATACGACTCAAATCTAGCAGACTAGATAGTATCGTGGTTCCGACCAAATTTGATCTATACGGTCTTCAACAGGCCGCATTCGTTTATCGAGTAATTCTAAATCCTACCTTAACCAATGCCAATTGGGTATCAGCCGGAACAGATAGTGCCATAGAATATGATCTCAGTGCCACTGCACTATCCGGGGGAATAATCTTAGATCAAGGTATTTTTGTTGGATCTAATAAAGGAGGAACTGCTAGTGTTAGTTCCGCCGATGTTGATTTCAGTCAACAACTAGGACGTACCGTAGACGGGGTCAGCGACATATGGTGTCTCGCTGCTATAGCAACTACTAACAATGATGATGCTGTGGCCAGTATCAGTTGGCAGGAACATTTATAATGAGAAAATACATACAAATACTCGAAGCAGTTGACAAGGGCTGTCCTGTTGCTACATATGACATAGATGTCAATCTAAAGAATCGTCAAAAGGCCATCGATGAATATCATTATGGTCCCGCCAATCCCAGAGAACCCGGCGATTATTGGAAGAAGGCCGCAGATCGTTGGAATGTGCCTGAAAAAATTGTTAAGACTATGAAATGCGAAAACTGTGCGGCCTTTGATGTCAGCGATGATATGCGTCGTTGTATAGAGGATGGCATACGCGGTGATGATAACAAAATTGCCGATGCTTGGGCACCAATCGAATTAGCCGATATCGGATACTGTACATTCTTGAAATTTAAATGTGCAGGAACTAGAACATGTTCGGCCTGGATCACCGGTGGTCCTATTACAAAAGATTGAAATTGCTCAAGCACCGAACAATTTTATAAATATTTTTTCAAAGGAGGTAATCATGATTGTCGAACGCCGTACCAAATGAACGCTTTGTATGTTAAATCTCAAGTAGTAGAACGCAATCCCTATTACTTTGAGCCATGTTTGGAAGAAGAACTCAGTGATGATCCAACATCCGACTTTGATCCAAATGGGTTTGGGCTCACTGAGTTAGAAATAGCTCTTGTTAGAGCTAATCAGGGAGAGTTTTATAAGCCCGATTATCTCACACAAAAAACAGATTGGATCGGGCAACCAACTGTGAAATCCGGTATTGTACTTAACCACAGTTTTATTTTATACCGAAGAGCCTACGAAGGCGCTGCCGCAGATTTTTTATGGCGTTTATCAGAAAAGGATCCCAGAGTTCATCGTGTACTTCAACAACGCCCGAGATTTGGACTAGATCTCTGCGTTGAATATATACAGCCCAACGGCACGATATTCGAAGTTTTACATTGGGAGTACGATAACTCCGATCCCGAGCACATCGAATACTATCGAGATCTTTACCAAGAAAAATTCTTAAATACAGATTGGGAACACGCTGCTCAACATCTTTTAAAAAAGAAATCAGAGTGGCACGGTCTTGCTTGGTTCCCTCAAAGCAAATATAAATGTGATTACTTTGGTATCATACCCGAAAACTTCGGACAAGTGCTTTGGCGGTAGTTATATAAAATAATTTGCTTTATCTATAAAATAAGTATATACTCTATATCAAGGAGAATACCATGGCACAAAGAATGTTTTCCGCTGAAGGAAAAGCAAAACTCACTCAACTAGTCAATGAAGGAATTTCGGTTATGAGTGAAGTTCAAACTCTGCAAGAAGGACTAAACGAAACCATTAAAGCAGTTGCCGAAGAACTAGAAATCAAACCTGCACTGCTTAAAAAAGCGATTCGAATTGCTCAAAAGAGTAAATTCACCGATACAAATCGCGATCACGAAGAACTAACTAACATCCTCGAAACTGTAGGACGTACACTATAAATGTATGTTGACGCCATACATGATCGTAATAACGATCGTATTCATGTCGTAGAACGTGTAAAAGGCGAAAGGGTATACAGAGAATACCCGGCTAATTACGTTTTTTATTATGACGATCCACGCGGACGATACCGTACTATCTACGGTACTCCAGTAGGAAAGTTTAACACACATAACAGCAAAGAATTTCAAAAAGAATTAAGAATTCACAGTAAACAGAAACTCTGGGAAAGCGATATTAATCCAGTGTTTCGTGCATTGAGCGAACATTATTTAGGTGCACAGTCACCAAAACTTCAAACATGTTTCTTTGATATTGAAGTTGATTTTGATCCAGCACGCGGATATTCAAAACCCGAGGATCCGTTTAACGCTATTACTTCAATTTCCATGTATATGGACTGGACCGAACAATTAATCACATTAGTTGTTCCTCCTAAATCTCTGAGTTGGGACAGTGCAAAAGAAATCACCGATCGATGGGAAAATTGTTTTCTTTTCGAAAGAGAGGAAGACATGCTTAACACATTCTTGGATCTTATCGAGGATGCCGATGTATTAAGTGGATGGAACTCAGAAGGCTTTGATATTCCGTATATGGTCATGCGTATCATCCGTGTACTCAGCAAGGATGATACACGTAGATTCTGCCTATGGAATCAATTGCCTAGACAACGTACATTTGAACGATTCGGTGCAGAGAATATCACTTTTGACTTGTTCGGTCGTGTGCACATGGACTATATGCAATTGTATCGAAAATATACCTATGAAGAACGTCATAGTTATAGTTTAGATGCTATCGGCGAATACGAAGAAGTTGGTGGCAAAGTGGCCTATGAAGGTACATTAGACCAACTATACAACAGAGAATTTAGTAAATTTATCGATTATAATCGACAAGACGTTTTACTGTTGGCTAAACTAGATAAGAAATTGCGATTTCTTGATTTAGCTAACGAACTTGCACACGACAATACTGTATTGTTGCCAACAACAATGGGAGCTGTCGCAGTCACTGAGCAGGCTATTATTAACGAAGCTCATGCAAGAAATATGATTGTACCAAACCGTCGCGAACATGGCGGGGACACTCAAGCAGCCGGGGCCTATGTGGCTTACCCAAAACAGGGTATGCATAGGGATATTGGTGCTATTGACTTAAACAGTCTATATCCATCAGCTATTCGAGCACTTAACATGGGACCGGAGACTATTGTGGGACAACTACGTCTTACAATGACTGAGAAATATATTCAAGAAAAAATGGAGTCCGGCAGCAGTTTTGCTGACGCCTGGGAGGGACTGTTTGGTACACTCGAATATACAGCAGTAATGGAAGGACAAGTTGGCACTGAAATCACCATTGATTGGGAAGATGGTAATGTGACTGATATGCCTGCTGTGGATGTTTGGAGGCTGATATTTCAAGGTGGACAACCTTGGGCATTGAGTGCTAACGGAACTATTTTCCGCTATGACTCAAAAGGAGTAGTGCCAGGTTTGCTTGAACGCTGGTACGCAGAACGTAAAGACCTACAAAAGAAAAAGAAGGAAGCCGAAAACGATGCGGATCGAGCGTTTTGGGATAAAAGGCAATTGGTCAAGAAGATTAACCTTAACAGCCTGTATGGTGCTATACTTAATCCTGGTTGTCGTTTCTTTGATAAAAGGATTGGTCAGTCCACCACTCTAACAGGCCGTGTAATTGCCCGCCATATGGATTCATTTGTTAACGAATGTATTACTGGAAAATATGATCACGTCGGTGAAGCTATTATCTACGGAGATAGTGTCACTAAAGATACCTTAATTAAAACCAGCGACGGCGAAATCACCATCGAACAGCTATATAATCAATGTTTAGATCACTGCATTATCGAAGATAAAGAGTATGGCACTAAATCATTGACTAAAGTAGTGGGATTTAATGCCTTTGAGGATAATCCATTAATGAGTCCCATTTCCTATGTGATGCGTCATCGTACCAAAAAGAAAATCTATCAAATAGAATTAGAAAATGGTAAAAGTGTTAAAGTCACCGAAGATCATAGTGTTATGGTAGATCGTGATGGATTTCTATTAGAAGTAAAACCTACAGAAATACTAGAAAACGACCTAATTATTTGTCTTAAGAACTAAATATATGACAACAGGAGTGTCGTCATATGCCAAAATGTCTTGAATGTGGATTTGAGTCTGTTAGACTACAATGGACTCATTTTAAGTATAAATGTACTGGTAAGTTTAATAATGGTACAGAGTATCTAAAAGTTTATCCAAATGCTCTGTTAATCGACCCTTCGTTGGCGAAATTGTCTGCTATGACATTAGATAATCAAGTTAAAAAATATGGTATTGATGAGGGACATCGACGATGGAATTTATATCGAGAAAAACAGGCTTATACTAATAGTTTTGAACATAAAAAAGAAAAGTATGGATGGACCAAAGAACAGTTTGATCACTATAATTCATCTCGTGCCCAAACACTAGAAAAAATGATAGAACGACATGGGGAAACCGAAGGTGTTAAACGTTGGCAGATTTATTGTGAAAGACAGGCATACACGAATACTAAAAATTATTTTATAGAAAAATACGGTCCAGAAAAAGGATATCAAAAATATCTAGAGGTCAATAAAAACAAAGCAGTTGGCAATCCATTGATACTGGCAGAAAAAATGGAAATCACAGTTGAAGAAGCTACCGATATAATTATCAAAAGACAAAAGAATTTTTTCTCAAGCAATCTAGAAAAAGAATTTACTTCATTGCTAGAAAAAAAGATTGGGTACTTAGAGCACACTACTTTTTCAAATCCTTTTGGAAAATGGTCGTCTCTTCTAAATACCTATGTGATATATGATATCAAACATAAAGATTGTATAATAGAATTTAACGGTGATTACTGGCATGCTAATCCAAAATTATTTGAGGATACCGCAGAGATTAGAGGAAAATCTGCCACAGAAATTAGAAAACGTGATATGCTAAAATTAAAAACAGTAGAAGATCAAGGATTTAGAACTCTTGTTGTATGGGAATCGGATTTTATTAACAACAAACAACAAACCATAGAAAAGGTATCAGAATGGATATTGAACGAACAAAAGTAAAATCGATTACTTGCTTGGGAGAAATAGACGATTATGTATATGATATTAGCGTAGAGGATCAAGATCCATTCTTTTTTGGCAACGATATACTTCTACATAATACAGATTCGGTATATTTCAGTGCTTGGCCTGCTGTTGCTCAAGAGGTTGAGTCTGGCCAAATGTCCTGGGATCGAGATACTTGTATTCAACTGTATGATAGTATTGCTGAACAAGTTAACGAAAGTTTTCCTGAGTTTATGGAACGAGCCTGTCATTGCCCAAGAGAAATGGGCAGTATTATCAAAGCTGGTCGAGAACTAATTGCCGGCAAAGGTCTATTCATTAAAAAGAAACGCTATGCAGTATTGATTTACGACCTCGAAGGTAAACGACTAGATGTTGACGGAAAGCCTGGCAAGGTCAAGGCTATGGGTCTTGATCTTAAACGTAGCGATACACCTAAAGTTGTGCAAGAATTTCTGAGTAGTATTCTACTTAAGGTATTAACTGGATCCGATCGCGATGAAATTATTGCCGAGATTCGATCATTCAAGGAAGAATTTATCAAACGACCGGCTTGGGAAAAAGGTACACCTAAACGTGTAAACAATTTAACCAAATATACTGCCGAAGAACAACGACTAGGCAAAGCCAACATGCCCGGACATGTTCGTGCTGCGATGAACTGGAACAATCTTAAAAAGATGTATGGTGACAACTACAGCATGAACATTGTTGATGGTATGAAAACCATTGTTTGCAAACTCAAAGACAATCCATTGAAATTGACCAGTATAGGCTATCCCACCGACGAGGCACGTATTCCACAATGGTTTAAAGATTTACCATTCGACGACGGATTAATGGAAGATACCATCGTTGATCAAAAACTAGAAAATTTACTAGGTGTACTCAAGTGGGACATAACTAGTAATGTAGATATTAAATCTTCTTTCTCATCTTTTTTCAAAATCGTTTAAATCTCTGTCTAAATCATTGACAGGTCTAAATATCACTATCTATAATAATACCAACGGAGAGTATAATGAAAGATCATCTATTAGATATCATTAAAAGCACACATGGTCTCAATGACATATCAGTTATTAAAGTCATTGGCACCGAAACTGAAACTAAACTTGCTGCTGTGGGCGGCCAATCGGTTGTCGTATCCGGTCGATTTCATAATCCACTGCCGGACTTTATTGGTCATTTCGGCATGCCAAATCTCAGTCGACTTTTAGTGACACTGAACACCGACGAATATCGTGAAGAAGCAAATATCACTATGGTTCAAGAAAACGGAGAACCATCGTCGATTAACTTTGAAAACAAGTATGGTGATTTTAAGAACACCTATAGGCTAATGAGCAAAACTGTGGCCGATACACTAGTGCCAGATCTTGAGTTCACTGGTGCAAAATGGCATGTAGAACTTGTGCCTACTGTACAAAGTATTCAACGATTGAAATTTCAAAGCACAATTAATAATTCAGAAAATCTTTTTTCTGTAAAGACTGACGAAAAAAACAATTTGGTACTTAAATTCGGTGACCCAGCTAGCGGAACAGGACAATTTGTTTTTCAAAGCTCAGTGTCCGGTGTGTTAAAATCAGAACGCTATTATCCGATTCAGTTGTTTTTATCCATCCTAAATCTCAATGGCGATAAAACTATGAAATTTAGCAATGATGGAGTGGCAATGATCACAGTGGACTCAGGATTAGGTTTGTATACTTACACCATGCCCGCAGTACAAAAATGATTACGTTAAATGCAGTTTATCCTGTGGAGGGGTCACTTAACCGCTCCTACATCTATAAGGCTAACTCAACCAATGATTTGGCTTGCCAGGTAAGATATAATTTTAATCTTAATCAAATGGAAATATTTGATGGAAATGCCTGGCAAGTATTTAAATTCGATATCAATGTGGGATTCGATACCGAGTCAACGGAAGTGCTTAATTGGGCACGTGAACATCGTGCCGAACAAAAACGCTTGCAAGAACTATGCAAAGAATATCCTAGTATTGCTGACATCAAAGAAAAATTAGATCTAATGGTAGCATTAGTAAAAGAAAAAGAAGATGCTTGAACAAGACAATCTAACACAAAAACAAAAAGATTATGCTGTTTTCCTTCCAGCTATCTCTGGATTCTATGCTACCTTCATAGGCAAACAAAGAGTCGAGCAATATGTAGATCCTGCTCGTATGCCTGCTACTATTAAAGATATGGAACAACTCAATTGGCTTAACAGTCAACGAGGGTTGTTTACTTATCAGTGGAGTCTATATTCGGGTGGTCATGCTAACTTAGATCTATCTAAAGTAGATTCCAGTGAGGATATGGTTCGAAAAAGAGAACCCGGTACTTTTATGCTAGGGGACTCAGGAGGATTCCAGATTGCCAAAGGTCTTTGGCCTGGTGAATGGCGTGATCCTACTAGTGCCGAAGTAAAAAATACGATGGCAGCATTAGTAGCTGCCGGTCCTGTTATTACCACCAACAAAAAAGGTAAAACAATCACTGTTGATCCTGCACGGCAATATCAAGATCGTATTGATGCTGCACAGAAGAAACGCGAAAGTGTATTGCGGTGGTTAGATGGCATTGCAGACTATGGCATGATCCTAGATATACCCACATGGGTAGTTGTAGATAAACGAGTGGGCGAACTTTGTGGAATCACTACGCATAGCGAAGCAGTAAATGCAACCAAATACAATAATGAATACTTTATCGCTAATCGAAAGGGTATCCAAGAGGGCGGTGCACGTTTCTTAAATGTATTGCAAGGTGCCAATCACGACGAAGCCGATGATTGGTATGAAACCATGAAGCACTATTGTGATCCCAAACAATATCCAGGACGTCACTTTGATGGATGGGCCATGGGAGGTCAGAATATGTGTGATGTTCATCTTATTTTAAGAAGAATTATAACTTTAAAATATGATAATTTACTACAGCCAGGTGTGCATGATTGGATGCATTTTCTAGGAACTAGTAAACTAGAGTGGGCAGTATTACTAACTGTGATTCAACGTGCAGTGAGAAAATATGTAAATCCGAACTTCACTATTAGTTTTGATTGTGCTAGTCCGTTTTTAGCCACAGCAAATGGCCAGATCTACCACGAAATTGATCTCCCACAGGACGAAAAATGGACCTATCGTATGAGTCCGGGAATTGATGACAAGAAATATGCCACCGATTCTCGAGCAATGCGTGATGTTTTCTTACAAGATTTCCCTCAGAGATTTAAAAAGTTTGATGAAAGCCCAATCAGTGCCAGATGCCAAATTCGAGATATTTGTGTTTACAAGCCCGGCGATCTAAATAAACTGGGCAAAGAAGGACGTACCAGTTGGGATAGTTTTAGCTATGCACTTCAAATGGGTCATAATGTTTGGACACATATTCAAGCGGTACAAGAAGCAAATAGGCAGTTCGACCAAGGACGTTGGCCGGCAATGATGAGATATAGTAAAGGTGAGTTTGATTTCTTTGCAGATATTGTAGAGCGTATTTTTCAAGCACCTACTCTAGAAGATGCATTGAAGATCATCAATAAAGAAGAATATGCCTCACAAACCGGATATTGGACTGAAATAATCGGTGGACGAGGTTTTGTAGGTAAACGTGCATATAATGCAACAACAAATTATAATAAATTTTTTAAGGTAGCAAGCAATGGAACGACCGTATGAAAATGTAATTTCGTCATCGCCTACTATGTTTGTGGGTATCGAAGTAGAACATAGCCCAGCTTATGGAAAGAAAACTCTGTTTGTAGTAGGTGTACACTCGCCGAGTGAAATTTTGTCTATAGCCGAAGAACACCAAGTTGAGCATGTGTATATTGGTGCTAATCAGAGTTTTCCTAAACTAAATGTCAACGATTTTACCAGTTGGCAACCATGGGAAAGACTGATCGAGGCTATACTTGGTAAAGACTATTACTGTACACTGGATTTTCCAGTTGAATGTGTCGAGGGAGTATTAGAAACCGGATTTACAGAAAACTATCTCTTTATTCCCATGATTTCGGTTAAATTGCCCTATATACAACAGTTGGGATATAATGCTACAATTAAACTTGACGACATTGACTTTGCAAAAACTAACCCCGGAGTTTGGTGTCATCGAGTGCACGAGTTAATGAACTTAAAACAATATACCCCTTGGACTAATTACACTAAAGACCAAATTGTAAAATGATTACACAAGAACAAAGAGAAAAAATTACTAGAATCATGCATGCCTGCGAAAGAAAGATTTGGGTCACTTTCCAAAAAGAAGGAATCCATCGTTATCCTGCGGCAGCAACTGATCCACAACTAGCCACAGGAGATCAATATGATGTCAGCTTTTTGGCGAGTCCTCATCGTCATATCTTTCATTTTCGTGTTTGGATTAATGTCTATCACGATGACCGAGACATCGAATTTATCCAATTCAAACGTTGGCTCGAACAACTGTATTCTGGCGCATCGAGTGTTCTGTCGCTAGACTACAAAAGTTGCGAAATGATTGCAGATGATCTTTATTTGCAAATCGCAAGTCGTTATCCAGGACGGGCTGTCTGGATCGAAGTAAGTGAAGACGGCGAAAATGGCTGTCTTATCAAGTACGAAACTCACAAACCACAACTGATCTCTCTATAAAAGGAAATAAACATGGCCGGTAATGTATCAGCATATATCAAATCCTATCAACAAAATAACAAAGCCACAGTTGATGCAATCTTTGATCAACTAGAACAGTATCGCGAATTTTGCGTTAACTATGGCTATGCTTATAACCCAGCCCATCTTAACAAAGAAAATAACGGAACTTACAAAGAGTTCGTGAAACTTCAACGCGGTCGCGAACCACGCAACCGTTGGATCGAAGACGCTAAGAAATTCAGTGGCAACAATGACTAAGAATCTACGCGAATATATCGATCTTGTTGAAAGCGAACAAGATCATCCCGATGGCACCTATGCTGAGGTCACACCAACTCCTAAATCTCTTCGTACAGTTGAAAGTCTTATTGCTAAACTAGGCATCAAAGAACCCACACCTAGCAACGAAATTCATTGCACTATAACTTATAGTCGCAAACCTTGTCCGGCGCTGGCTGACTACAAACCACAGCTACCAGTATCGGCTCGTGTACACGGGTTTCGTGTATTTCCTATGCGTAGTGGGGGAAACTGTTTGGTAATGGAACTAGACAGCCCTGGTATTACAGATCTACATGAATATGCTCGCAGTTTGGGTTGCAGTCATGACTATCCAGAATACACGCCGCACGTCACGCTAACGTATAATTGGTCTTCGGAATCTGTACCCGATGTAGATATTTCGAATATTAAATTAGCCTTTGATCGGTTTGAAGTTAAACCACTTCGGCCAGATTACGTTCCAGGACAAGACGAATGAGAAAAATTTTCTATATGGGCCTTGAGCCTTATCAAGGTCGTTATACTCTACAATTGCAGGAATGGAATGAACGTGTATTTCAACGTCGAGGCATCAACTACGAAGTTGTGCTCGGAGATACACTAACCAGTGATCAAAGTATTGTGACCGGTCAGGTGCTTGATGCACATGGTCGAACGTATTATAGTTTGACTCAAATGGCTCGTCTGGTTGCGTTAATGAAACAGGGTCAAATTACTAACGACGATGTGGTATATTTCGAAGATATGTATACCACAGGTCTGGATGCACTTGGATATATCATGGACCAAGTTGATCCTGCATATCGTCCTCGTGTATTTGTACGCTGCCTTGCTCAAACAGTAGACCCCGACGATTTTCTGCATGTCTGGAATATGACCGACTGGATGCGGCATTATGAAGCCAGCACCAATGCTATTGTAAAGAAATCAGGTGGTGCAGTATTAGCTAGTACCGAAGAAATGGTAGCTCATATGCGTGTGGCAGGGTGGGATGTTCCAATCTATAACATCAGTGGTCTGGCATTCGGAAAAGACGAAGTAAAAAGCCGTGTTTTCGACATTAAACCTTTTGAGCAACGGGCCATGCGTGTGGGGTTTGCTGCTCGTTGGGATCAAGAAAAGCAACCAGGTTTCTTTATGGATCTTATCGAAATCTGGCATCAAAGATTCCCAACAGTAAAAGTTAACTTTTCTATTTTTGCTGGTGGACCACTACGAAGCAACAATCCCGAATACGTAAATCGTGCTCGTGAGTTGGCTGCAAAAGGTCAACTAGAGATTCATGAAAATCTTAAGAAAAATGACTACTATGCATTGCTAAATGACACTCGTGTACTTTTTAATTGTGCACTACAGGATTGGGTATCTAACACTATTAGCGAAGCCGATGCATTGGGATGTAATGTATTATTTCCAGCATATCGCAGTTTTCCAGAAACGTTGTCTAATGATCACACCAGAATGTATGTGCCTTGGAGCACCGATGATGTGATCAACAAAATGCATTATTTGCTTGCTGATCGACATCATCAACAAGGCCAACTTAGTGATTGGACTGATGGTTGTATTGATCGTATCTGTGACATCATGGAAGGCCATGGTGAACAGTGGGCACGTAATACAAGAAACTATCGAGATCATCTAGCACAATCTAAATACTAATATGTCATACTTTAAATATGTTGCAGTCACAGGAGCATCGGGCTATATCGGTGGTCAAACCTGTATTGAACTTAAAACACATGGGTATCAAATTATCGGCATTGATTTGAGGCCTTTACCCGAGCATTTGAAGCCGTTTGTGAATCATTTTGTGGTAAAAAACGCATCAGATGCCGCCGATCTTATCTCTGATGTAGATGGCATAGTTCACTGTGCAGGAACTAGTTTAGTAGGGCCATCATCCAATGATCCGGCACTATACTATCAAAACAATGTTGGTGCCACTGCAAGAATGTTAGAAATTCTAAATTGGAATCAATGGCGGGGGAGGTTTGTATTCAGTAGCAGTGCAGCAGTATATGGTTCTCCCAAATCAGTTCCTATTTCGGAAAATGCACCACGTTGGCCAGTTAATGTTTATGGTAAAAGTAAACTGTACTGCGAAGAATTAATTTCCGATAGTGCTCGTGCATATAAATTCACCGCGGCAAGTCTAAGATATTTCAATGCCTGCGGAGCAGATCTTAAGGGCCGGCATGGACAAGAACCCAATGCCACACATATCTTTGCCCGTGTATTTGAAGCAATCAAAAATGGTCGGCCTATTGAAATTTACGGAGATGACTATTCAACCCCAGATGGAACTTGTGTAAGAGACTACATTCATGTAGTTGATATCGCTCGTGCTCATAGATTAGCTCTAGAAAAATCCTTGCCGATTGGTAATAATATTTTTAATATTGGAACTAAAAAAGGTCATTCGGTTTTAGATATTGTTAAAGAAACTCAACGTGTGTTAGGGCAAACAGCCGAGATCGTCGTTAAACCACGGCGAATCGGAGATCCTGCTGAATTAGTATCTAATACGGATTTTTTCAATAGTTATTTTCAATGGTCTCCAGAGGATTCGGACTTATCAACAATTATTAAATCGTTGAAAAAGTGGTACCATGTATGAGTACCGGTTCGTTTTCGCTTGTTGGAGTCACTGATACATTACTTAATATAAGCCCCACAACCACAACTGATCATGCTTTACATGTAAAAGGTTGTGCTGTATTTGAAAAAGAAGTAATTCTCAACAACGGACAAGACCTAATAGAAAGATTAGAAGCGATTGAACAAAGGTTGGATATGCCCAGTAGAAATGTTATACTAGAAGCCAAGTACGAGCGTCTTCGAGAACTAGCTAAACTATATCACGAAGAGCTCGAAAGATGCCGTACCTGGGAAGCACTACAGAAAGAAGATTAATCAACTATGACTGACTTAGAAAAGGCACTAAACGATGGCGTGGCTCCTTGGAAAGAAATCGAATATCGTACAAAACAATTTTGGATCTTCCGTGATGGGTTTCCAGTCTCAGAAGGACATTTGTTATTTGTGCCGACCTACACAAACTCAGAATGTCTCGAGGCCTGTTATCGGGCCGCCTACAAATGGGGACACGATGGGCTCGAACTCGAACGTTGGACCGGTTTTAACATCGGGCAAAACATCGGAGTTTCTGCCGGGCAAACTGTAATGTACCCACATGTACATATGATACCACGCAGAACAGGCGATTGTGAAAACCCACGTGGTGGTGTGCGGCATGTTATTCCTGGCCGTGGCTACTACTAATCTAAATACAACTACGTCATCCACGACAATAACTCGGAGAATATATTTTGACCTATATACTAAAAACTGATTTCGAAGCAGATACTGATACTGTGGGCAAATCTAAACATGAATTTATTCAGCTGGACATTCCGGTTTATACTACCGCAGAAAATGTCACACCACCAGGACGTAATCTCAGCGAAGTGATCCGCGAACGTATTCAACGTGATGGTGCACGTTTTCATGCCAACGATAACATCAGCGATTATATTAACGAACATGAACTAGATGCTCTAGTCGACGAAGTAGCTTGCCAGTTTCAAGGTGTACTAAATGCATTGGTAATTGATACTGCGAACGATCACAACACACAAGAAACTGCACGTCGTGTGGCTAAAATGTTTGTGCGTGAAACGTTTAGCGGCCGATATCGTCCTGTTCCTAAGGTCACAGCATTTCCTAACATGGGATATAAAAGTCTGTACACTACAGGACCAATTAGTATTCGTAGTACCTGTGCACATCATTTCCAAAATATCGTAGGACGTTGTTGGGTGGGCATTGTGCCCGAAGATGAAGTGATTGGACTCAGTAAATTCAATCGTCTTGTACATCATATTTGCGAACGTCCCCAAATTCAAGAAGAAATGACAACACAGATTGCTGATGCACTTAAACAATATGCCAAGACTGAGCATATTGCAGTAGTAGTCAAAGCCGAGCATCATTGTATGACCATGCGTGGTGTGCGTGAACACGAAAATGACATGGTCACTGCTATCATGCTAGGTGCTTTTAACACAGACCCAGCATTGAAAAAAGAGTTTTACGATATTCTTAAACTAAACAAAACGGAATAATCATGGCACGTAAAAAGAAACCAGAAGCAGTTGAAGTAATTACCGAGCCACAAGTAGTTCGTGGTAGCCATCTCACAGTCACAACTTACCCCGACGGCCGAGTCGACACCGAATGGGACTGGGAACAACTAGCCCAAGATATTGATCGAGCAATTAAAGAATATGGCAACAATCAAACCATCACGAAAATTGACAACGAAGTCGCACCTGTTCCGAAAATATCTAGTAGAAGGTCAAGTACCGTCAAGAGTCGTAAGAAAAAGGAAAACAACAGTGTTTAATCGTTTAGGTTCGGCCATTTATCAATGGCTACAACGTGCTTACTCTGTACATACCTCCGGCGAAGAACTCCATGAAGAGCGTGACGTACCCGATCGAGGTCCGTCCATTGACAGCAAAGAGCTTTGCACTCTAAATATTTACAAAGCCTCAGGTGGTTTCATTTTAGAATTTCGTCGCAATGACCCAAAGAAAGACGAATACGATTATGATCTACATGTTATACACGACGACATTAATGCAGAGCAAGCAATAACACGTATTATTCAATTGGAGATGATGAAATCTTAACAAAATCAAATTTCGAACTTGTACTAAAATGGACAGCCAATATTATCATTTTGATTGCTGCCATTGCTACCAGTTTTGATTTTGTGCCGTTAAACAAGTATCTATTTTTAATCGGCAGTCTTGGTTGGATGTTAGTGGGTTTTCTATGGCGACAACCTAGTCTATGGACAATGAATTTAGTAGTCAGCGGCATCTATATACTTGGCTTCTTATCTAAATAACTATATAATATAAAAAAAACAAAAGAGCTTTTTATGAAAATTAAAGTTAGTGAACTATTCTATTCGGTGCAGGGAGAGGGAAGGTATATGGGGGTGCCCAGTGTCTTCTTAAGAACTTTCGGTTGTAATTTCACCTGTGACGGGTTTGGAATGCCCAAAGGAGAACGATCAAATGAGCGAAACTTGGTTGCAACTCGTGTCAACGAGTTTAAACAGTATAGAGATTTACCTCTTGTTAATACCGGTTGCGATTCTTATGCTAGCTGGGATCCTAGGTTCAAACACCTTTCACCGCTACTTACAACAGATAGCATTGCAGAGAGCATCTGTGCGATGCTACCCCACAAAAAATGGCAAGATGAACATCTAGTAATCACTGGCGGTGAGCCATTACTAGGATGGCAACGAGCATATCCTAGTCTATTAGATCATAAACTCATGCGTGAGCTATCCGAGATCACATTTGAAACAAATGGTACACAGGAGTTGGAGCCCGAGTTTGTGGAGTATCTACAGGAATGGCATCGTTGGTATATTAATGGTCCAAAAGAAATCACGTTTAGTGTTAGTCCAAAATTATCGGTATCTGGTCATACTGCCGATGAAGCTATCAAGCCCGAAGTGATTCGTCAATATGAATCCATTGGATACACTTATCTTAAGTTTGTGGTCACTGGCCCAAATGACGCTGAAGAAATCTTAAACACAGTTAAAGTTTATCGAGCCGAAGGCTTTACCGGTCCTGTATACTTGATGCCTGTTGGTGGTGTCGACAGTGTATATCATATGCATAATCGTCAAGTAGCAGAGTTAGCAATGAAATTAGGGTTAAGATATAGTGATCGGCTTCAAGTTCCATTGTTCAAGAATGCATGGGGCACGTAAATACATTTACCATGACAACAAATTCTGCTCAAGGTCGCAACAGTCGAGATCTAGAAGTCGGTAATTCTGTGATCTCATTTTTTAATCGCAATGTTTCGCAATATCCCACTGAGGTAGGTAGTACCTTTTTTGCCCCAGTGGATATCAAAGAACAGAAAGATGTTATACTAAATGTTGCTCGTGCTAATGCCGAACAAGAATATCAAAGAATAATGAGTCTTGTTCGAGTGCTACAAGACCAAGCAGAAAATCTTCAAAAACGATTGGCACTAACTGAACTAGTACATCAAGCTAAATTTAATTTTAAACCCGTAGTTAATTCACTATATTGGTTAGTCGAAACCGACAATGAAACTATTTTAACCCCGTTAGGCCCCGATGATTGGAGTACCAGTGCACCAAATAATTATAAGTATATAAATCAACTTAAATTTTTAGGTGACTTCACCTGGATCAATATTGAGAGTTAAAAATGAATGAAAATTTAGATCGACTTTATACCGATGCTCAGGAGTGGGCGAAAGAAAAGGCCAGCAACGACACACAGGCCATGATGAAAAAATTTGCCGAATTATTGATCGAACGATCCATTTCCATTATGAGCGAAAAAGACTATCATGGCGAATGGTTGGGAGAGGAAATCAAACGACATTTTGGGTTTAATTCTGAAACCAAGCCTGCAAACGGAGTAGAAGGTATACTTATCAGTACTATCGACGGAAAATATCTTTTGAGAGTATATGATTCAAATCACGACTCACAGGACTTTATTATAAAACACGCAGATCTATCAATTAAAATACTTGATAACGATGCATACTTCTACACAAATGACAACGACCCTGACTGCGCTGGATATATCGATTATAGTCCTAAAACATTAGGAAAAAACATAAATGTATAACATAATACTAACCAAAAATCAAATTTGGCAATTAGCTACTATTGTTCAGCAATATGATGTTGAACAAATTAAATTAAATATTAGTAGCCCTAGCGGTATTGGTCCATCAATGACAGTCGAGTTTGGGAACAAAGAAGAACAAATCGATATCACCGATGTTTCTAATTGGTAAGGAAACAGTATGTTAAACTTTTTTAAAAATCTCAAATCAAATAAATCTTCAAAAGAATCTGTTCAAACATCGGTCGAATCAACTCCGGTACAGGCACAAGAAGAAATCAAACCAGTTAAGCCAAAAAAACCTCGCCCACCAAAAAAACCTCGCGTCGAGACGGTTAATCAACTTAGTCCAAAAGAGTTAGCCACACAACAAGGCGAACCCTGGGTACAGATTATTAGTTTAGAAATCGATCCCACCGATCTCAGCAATGGTGCCATTGAATTAGATTGGAATGATATTTTTGTAGCACGTTTAGTCAAAGCTGGCTACTGTGGAAAAACCGATCAACAAATTGTGGATCAATGGTTTACCACAGTTTGCAGAAACATTGTGTTAGAGACATTCGAACAGTCAATGGCCGATCCGGAACGAAGAATGGTCAAAAAACAAGACATTGGTAATGGTAGATCTGAGTTCAGTTGACCTTTTTTATTTTCTGTGTTATAATTGACCTATCCTCATATTCTAAGGACAGTCAATGAGCCGTTTTATTCTTGTAGATTTTACAAATCTATATTTTCGTGGTCGGCATACTGCTACTAGATCAGCAGATCTCGAAGATCGACTGGGCATGGCAATTCATACCACTCTTGCCAGTATTAATAAATGTTGGCGTTTACTCAACGCCGATCATGTGGTAATTGCATTAGAAGGGCGTAGTTGGCGGCGAGATCACTACCCAGCATACAAGGCTCAACGTCATGCAGCTCGTGCTGCATTGAGTCCAAAAGACGCCGAAGAAGATCGATTGTTTTGGGAAACTTTGGATCAACTTAAAGATTTTTTTATCAATAAAACTAACTGTACTATCCTACAGCATCCCAATCTCGAAGCCGACGATCTAATTGCAGGTTGGATCCAAAATCATCCTAATGATAGCCATGTTATTGTCAGTACCGATGGCGACTTTGCACAACTACTATCCAACAACGTAGAACAATATAACGGTGTATCTGGACAGCTAATTAACCTCGAAGGCTATTTTGACGAAAAACGAAAACCAGTCAAAGACAAAAAAACTGGTGAAATTAAGTCTGCACCAGACCCTGCTTGGCTATTGTTTGAAAAATGTATGCGTGGAGATGTCAGCGACAATATCTTCAGTGCATATCCGGGTGTACGAGAGAAAGGCACTAAAAATAAAATTGGTCTTCGTGAAGCCTTTGCTGATCGAGAGAACAAAGGATATAACTGGAACAATATGATGCTCCAACGCTGGACTGACCACAACGGTGTTGAACAACGTGTTCTAGACTGCTATAATCGCAATGTATTACTGTGTGATCTAACAGCACAACCCGAGGAAGTCAAAGGTCAGATCAACGAAACAGTGAAAATTGCTTCGGTAGCAAGATCCACACAAATGATCGGTGTGCATTTTCTTAAATTTTGTGGTCGTCATAATCTTACTAAAATTAGCGAACAGGCTCAACAATATGCAGAAATTTTCTCAGCAAAGTACCCTGCGAATGCCCAGCGATGATGTTTACCTACGTCAACTACTTAAACCCGATCTTGTTAATGGGCCATGGATCGCCGGTGGTGCAGTAATACAATGGTTTCGTGGGCAACCAGTACAAGGGCATGACGTAGATGTGTTCTTTAAAAATCAACAACAATACGAAGAATGGGACAAAGTTTTTCAACACACAACAGCAGCAGTCTTTGAATACCCAAGCGGGATTTCTAACAACACAAAAGATTGCAGTCTAATATTCAGTAGCAATAATGCTCGAACATACAAATATGAGCATTGGCACTTACAACTGATTCGATCCCGTTTTTATGATTCGGTAGATGAATTACTAGATTACTTTGATATCACTGCATGTAAAATTGCCACAGATGGTCGAGTCTGGTATACAAATAATCCCAAAACTATCGAACATATCGAAAATTATGTATTAGATATGGACGAAATTCGTCCCGAGAATGCTATTAAAAGACTATTTAAATATTGGACCTATAACTATCAACCAACGGTGGACCTAATTGAACGTATTCAGCAAACTCCTGACCTCCAAAACAATTTCTCAAACTCCACAGATTACGACGCCTGAATATACCTGGAGTCTACTCAGTCCTATACCAATCTACGTCGAAGGCAGTGAACCGCATAGGTACTGGTGGCATGGTGTGGGCGTCACCGAGCCCATGTTGCTGTGTTTGATTGGAAAGTATTGTTTTCATATTACCCCGACCCCGGAATGCAGAAAGATTGCTATACGTAGTCAATACGATGCCGAACTAAATCATTTGTTTGAAGGACAAAATACTTTTAATGGAGAAGTCCCCGATGACGGACATTTTGGAATAATTGACTATGCTATTGCTAACAGAGAAAGACGTAGTTATTCAATAGTCGAAGTATTAAGTTGGATCAAGAAAAGGAAATAACAATGATTGCTAAACCAGTTGTAAAAAATAAATTTTGGATTGTTGAAGAGGGCGGAGAAAAGGTAGCTACTATTCAACGTCATAACGATGGTATCTCGTATGTAAAAAATGATCATAGATATCAATTTGAAAATATTGATCTTCTAAAAAATCATTATAATTTGCATTTTGATCGACCTGCGAACAAGGCAACAAAAACCAATAATAACGAAGTTTATAACTATCCCTGCGAAGGTAGTCCACACAATTTAGTATGGGACATTAAACATCGTGTTCCTTTATACACAAAAAGTAAGAAAAGTAAATGTTTCTATGCTGCTGGATACTATGCTATGGATCAAGAAATTGTTTTTTGTCCAAAGTATATTTTTATAAATAGAGTTAGCTTCGTGGGTCCTTTTAAATCTAAACAAGAAGCTGAAATTGCACTAAATGTCAAAACCAGTACCATTAACACCGAGTCTTAATAAGCTCTGCGAAAAAATTCGTGTGATGAATCAAACCAACAATAAATCATTGGTTTTAACTGCCAGCGAAGCAAGAAATATTGAATCGGATTTAATGAGTTTATTGATGTTAGTTGCCGATTTGCAATCCGAGCGATTAAAACAAGCTCAATCTATAGAGATCGAAATCCAACCACCAAAATTTTAAATGAGCCGACCCAAACCCGATATACTGATCGAATCAGTAGACAAAAAAACTTATGTCAGTGAACAGATACTAAGCAGTCAAGGTATCTGGGCAGTATATTATGAGGGTCGTCCAATTAATCTTCGTAATCAAAATTTGTTGGTTAGCTACCCTGGCCCTAGGTATAAAAAAACAGCATTTGCTAATCCCGGACATGCAATTAATCTTGCTAAGAAATTAAATACTCATCACCGCACTGATAAGTTCACTGTGGTAATTTTGAATCAAGGAGAACAGATATATCCTCCAAAGACACAAAAGGACTCAGAAATCAGCTGATCGACGGTTTGACTGATTTAGCCCAAGAAAAAGGCATATCGTCGACCCAACTTCGATTAGATTCAAGTCATTGGTGGTGGTATCCCCACAGCCGTCCTAGCCTTCGGTTGAATGTCAACGGGCATCGATATTTAAAAAACATCCTAGGATTATTTTCCTATCATATTGTCACACCAGAACCATTAAATAACCGTCAATTACTTAAATTGGTTGACTATTGTCAAGGGCCATTTTATATCAAAGGCAGCACCGAGGTGTTCTTATATAGTCAAGCAGACAGTGTTTTTCTAGCGTTGTCTAATAACAACATTGACGGTTTGTAGCACAAAAACAACAAAAAATTTCGGTTGACCGCTTAAATAAATGGTGCTACAATAGTGGTACAGTAAGCGAACGGAGTCAATGATGAAACATGGTTATTTGGTATTGGGCCGTTGTGAAATTTTTGGTGAGATCAGCTACGGTAGTTTTCGAACTTTGAGCGAGGCTCAAACAAAGTACCTCTCTGTTCAAAAATCTATTAACATCACCGAATACGAGCGTGGACACCTGCGTTTGGTTGAACTTGTTGAACGCAAAATTGCTCCGTTGCGTAATTGCAACAGTTCGAACTTGACCTAATATTTCTTTTGTCATATAATACTGAAACTGAAACTTTTTACAG